ACACTTCGTTAAAAATTTAACGAAATTCATAATTACTATAGTTAGCATATGCTAACTACATCTTAACACAAATTCAATACAATTAGTATCAATCATTTACAATTTATATCTTACACAGACATAATATTTTGTTATACTATAATCACGATAAGGAACGGTTCATAGGAGGATAGAATGATGAACGAATACAAACACTTTAAAGACTCTTTAGGTATGGATGATGACTTTGAGCTTCATACGTGGGATGAAATCGACCGATTAAATAAAGTATGTAAAGATCATATTATATATCTGGGTTATGCAGCGGATGATGAATGTACAGGGTATTACACAGTATTGTTATACGATTCAACCGGCTACTGCGTATTAGATTATCACATAGGAAGTAAAACGGAATTATTAGCACCTCAAGGAATTGAGTTTATGAACGGTGATGATGTTATAACATTTCGCGCGTCAAACGGTGGTATATACTCTCATTTTTTAAAAGGCGGAATTCATCAAGAGGACTTAAAATCAATATATGAATGTGTTAATAGTAAGTCAGGGCTGGCAAAATGTAGAGTTGACGACTACTACAATGTATTAGTTTGGGAGGCCATAGATGATTAACAAATACGATATAAAAGATGTTAGCCGCGCGGGCGATGTTGGGATAATTATATTTGAAGATGTCGAAAACCAAGAAACATTTACATTACCATTAGACTTGACAAATTTTAAAGAATCGGAATTATATGTGTTATGTGCGGAGTGTTATAATTATAACGATTCTTTGTATATAACAGACATTGATAGTAATTTCGAACTTGCGACTAAAGAAGATTATGATCGAGAACGAGAAAGTATATACGAAGCGATAGAGGAGGTATTAAGACATTATGACAAAAACAGATAAAATGATTAAATTATATAATTATTATGAAATAATGTACCGCAGACACTACAGCGTATGTAAAAACAGCTTAGAGACAGATATATATCAAGCGAAGCTGTCGGCAGTTAAAGAATGTTTAGATATTATGACAGAGGATAACACAAATGACAGATAGGCAGGAATACCGTCGATTGTATTATATTCTTAAGAAGCGCGAGCAAAGGTTTTCAGCTTCAAAGGAATGGTCAGATTATGATAAAGTTCTTAAAAGCGGATTATTTGATTTAGAAGCTCCTAAAGATATTTCAGATGAGGAGTTACCATTTTATCGTGAGATTGCAGAGAATTTATACAAAAATAAATTTGCGAGCATTGCAGGCTTACGACAAATTAGAAAAAAGGCGGTGGCAAAGCTTCAAAGTCATGATTATAATATTACAGAGGCTCAATATAATAAGTTTGCGGATTTTATGGCGGCGGCTAAGAATACAAAACTCATAGACATTTATAGTTCGGAGGAGCTTGCGCGTGCATTCATTAATGGAGATGCTAAACAAAAGACTGTCCAAGATATTATTGACGGAATCAGCTAATAAATATTTGGAAGTAATAGCATCGTGGGACATAGAAACGAGCAAAATTGAATACAAAGATGAAACTCATGCTTTTATGTATATATGGCAAATGCATATATGGGGAATGCCGGTAATATATGGCCGAACTTGGGAAGAATTCATAAACGTGATTGACGAAATAAACCGAATAATTCCGGAGAAGAAACGATTAATTATATATGTTCACAATTTAGCTCACGAATTCCAATTTTTAAAGGGTATTCATGAGTTTGACCGAAAAGAAGTGTTTTTAGTTGACGTTAGAGAACCTTTGTACTGTGTGTGGGGTAAAGTGGAATTTCGTTGTAGTTACAAGCTTGCGGGGGTAGGTCTTGAACGTTTCATGAAAGATATGAATGTTCCTAAAGCGTTACAAAAAACGGATATGGACTATGATGTAGTGAGGTATCCATGGTCAGAAATAGAGGCCAAAGATTTAATTTATATGCGGAACGATGTCGTAGGGCTATCATGTGCCATTAAAGCTCTGTTAAAAGCTAATGGCGACACGTTAAATACAATTCCATATACTTCAACAGGGTATGTCCGGCGAATGGCTAAAAAAGTGTTATTTCCATATAATGGAGTATTACGCGGACTGGTGCCAACCTTGCATGTGTTCGAGCTATTAAGGGAAGCTTTTCGAGGAGGAGACACGCACGCAAACCGGTTTTATGTGGGTAAGATATTAGAAAATGTGGGCAGTTATGACCGCGAAAGCTCATACCCTTACGAGCTGGTAAATAAAAAATTTCCGCTCACAGAATTTAGAGAAACATCGGATGATATTAACACAATTTTAAATAATACGGAAAAATTCGGATATGTATTCAGGGTTCGATTGGAACACGTAGAGCTTAAGAAGTGGCATCAACCGTACATATCCTTTAGCAAATGTAGGAATATAAAAAACTATTTGCTTGATAATGGACGAATATTATACGCTGAAAGTTTGGAGACAACAATAACAGAAATTGACTTAATGATTTTATTAGAGGATTATAACATTTCTTTGCACGATATAACAATAATAGAATGTTATAAGTCTCTCAAACGATATTTACCCTACGAATTTAGAAAGTTGGTGATTGATTTGTTTATAAAAAAGACAGAGTTGAAAGGCGGAGAGGATAAAATTTCATACGCTGAGGCAAAAAAGAAAATCAACGCATTGTATGGTATGACCGTACAAAACACTTTGAAAGATGATATAGCGTATCTTTCTTCAACTGACGAATACTATCTTATAGACACGAAAGAGGAGAAACTTGCTAAAATGAAGCGAGCGCCATTTCTCCCGTATGCTGTGGGGGTGTGGGTTACAGCTTATGCCCGGCAGGACTTAAAAGAGTTTATGTGGATAGTCGGAAGAGATTTTGTATATGCGGATACAGACAGTGTAAAATATATCAGAAATTATACTCCTGCCGATTATAATAACCGTATGGTCGCAGAGGCTCAAAAATTGGGCTATAAGGCGGTCGATAGAAAGGGGGTTAATCATTATATGGGCGTGTATGAAAACGAGGGGGTGAGCGAAAAATTCGTCACTCTGGGAGCGAAGAAATACGCACAGGTTAAGGACGGAGAATTAAAAGTGACTGTGGCAGGTGTCAATAAGAATAGAAAAGGGTCTACTCCGTCCGGCGCGGAAGAACTCGGCGATATTGAGAAATTCAAGGAAGGTTTTATTTGGAGTAAAGCCGGAGGAACTCGGGCTATTTATAATGATAATGATACGGACATAGATTTGAAAATTGACGGTCAAAATCTTCATATATCGTCAAATGTCGCAATAGTCCCAACGACATACAAGCTTAGTACAAGTATGGATATTGAGGATATACTAAAACGTATTAGCAATTCATCCCTTGAATGGTTACGAAAAAATTATTTTGATATGGAAAAGATACGATGGATAGAGTAAAGAAAAGCAAATTATATCAACCGTCAGGTTATCCGGATATTGAATATCTGCTAAGTAAGGGATTGCCGTTTATGTGGCTAATTGGCGGTCGAGGAATTGGAAAGACTTATACTATACTTGAAACAATAGTATTAAATCATCATACTAAATTTATACTGCTAAGGCGTAAAGCTTCTGAAGTTAAAAAGCTGTCAACCGAAGCGTTCAATGTTTTTAAAAAACTAAATTCTGATAAAGGAATAGATATTAGACCATATCCGAATGGCGATGATTGTTATAGCTTTTATTATGCAGATGAGGACGGCAAGGCGTGGGGTGAATGTCTCGGATATATGATGAGCTTGTCAACCTTTGCGAATTTCCGCGGCGGAGATATGACGGACATTGATTTTATAATACAGGACGAAGCGATACCTCAAACATTAAAGGGTCAAAGCATGAATGGTGAGGCTTTCACGTTCTTCAATGCTTATGAAACTATCAATCGTAATAGGGAATTGGAAGGGTGTCCGGCACTTAGAGTTATAAGCATATGCAATTCTACAATTTTAAATAACGACTATTTTTTAACTCTTAATATGATAAGTCCTATAATGGAAATGTACCGTAATAAGAAGGAATTGAAAATAGACCGCGAACACGAACGGCTAATAGCGTTATATCTAAATTCACCAATAAGCGAGCGCAAAAAGAAAACGGCATTATACAAATATACTAAAGATACAGCGTTTGCAAATCAAGCTATTGATAACCTGTTTGAGGATATGGACAGCTTCTTAGACGTGTCACGTCCGCTTGCAGAGTATATCCCGGTCGTAACAATAGGAGAGATTACAGTATACCGGCATAAATCCAGACAAAAGCCGTATTACTTATCGACACATAAAAGCGGAGCACCTAAAGAATTTAAGCTTAATGAATATGACATCTTGGTGTTCCGCAATAAATACCGAAGTATTGTAAACGCTGTGTATTTCGGAGAAGCCGAAGCGGAAAAAGGGTACTTATTAAAATTGTTATTAAAATATATAAAAATGTATTGAGGTGTATAAATGAAAAATAATTTTACATGGATAGAATTATTAAAATTCTGGGCTGCTCGATTACTTATAGTTACCATTATTACGGTAATTTTAATTTGTATCTTATATTTTAAATATAGATAAATATTAATTATTAAAGGAGAAAAGAAATGTACAACAAAACAACTATTCACGGGAGATTGTGTAAGGAGTGGAGCGAGGTTAAAACAAGTACCAATGTTATGGTTGCAAACTCTCTGGCCTGCCAAATATTCAAAAATACAGTATTTTATGATATTATTGGTAATAAGGAACAACTAAAAAATGTGCTGCAATTTATTCCTAAAGGTGCAGAAGTAGTTATTGAGGGTGTCGTAGAAAAACCCAAAAAATCATTAGATTATAACCTTCGATTATTTATTGATAAGCTCTATATAGTCCGGGGAATCAAGCCGGATGAAACGGACGATGAGCCTCAGACAGCTTCTAAAAATGCCAATTCTTGATGACGACGATTATTGTCCATTTTAAAAAATAAAGCGGGCTGTGCCCGCTTTATTTATGCCTGCAAGTGACAGTCCAGCTGCCGGAGAACGCTACGCCATTTGAATATATTAATATTACAGGATGTCCAGATACGGGAGACACGGAAATTAATGTTGAAACACCGCCTATTAAATTTGTAATATCAGCGTCAACAATATAATAATTTGTTAAATCGACATCCGTTCCGATTATTTTTAATATGTTATATCCTGTTTCTGCACCCACAGCTATTCGGGCTACTCCTGTAACTGAAGAAGTAAACACTTTTTCAACGGGTTCTATAGTTGCTGACGGAGCGTTAGTATATGTTATAATATAGTTATTATTTCGGAGGACATACCCGGTGATATCTGCACTGTCAACATATAATTGCTCAGTCACATCATCCGTTGTAATGTTCAAATAAATTTGAGGAGAATAATTATTAATTATTGCGGTACGAATATTCTCTAATATAATGTACTGTCCTGATGGAATAGTTTCGCCGTCAGATGAAATTACAAAGTATGGATAGTGTGAAATATATCCTAACGATTTCTCTGAATATGCAACTCGATCAGTTGAGGTTAAAGAAATATCAAATGAAGACTGGACGCCATACGATGCGAGTTCCTTGAAATTTATTGCAGAAGTATCATTAGAATATAAATAGCAACGAATACGTCTACCCGTGGAAGTAAACGACACATCGCCATATACAACCGAGTTTCCAATATACTCCGATATTGTTGCGAAACTATAATTACAACGTGAGGTTTGTGGAGTTATAGTAAACTTCACATATAATGACGTTTTGTTCACCGCTTCCGTAACTGCTCGCTGCGACATCACCGATGTCTGACTTAGACCTGATGATTGAGATATCGGTACAATCCCAACTGTAGAATATGTTATCGCTCCAGATGTAAGGTTAATCGTTGCACGATAGACGGCATTTTCATTAGGAAAGGGCAAAGTCTGAATCATCATTGTCGTTGATTGTGGTGAATATGATTCATATGCATACCTGACAAAATTATTGACAGAATCCTGGATATAATATCGGACGTTAGCTCTGGTGCGGTAATTTAGTAAATCGGACATCGATACATTTATAGTATTCTCCGTTTCAGTATGTCTAACAAAAACATAAAAACGTGTAAGAGCGTTCTCAATAGTTGATAATCTATTCCTATCAGATGTAAAATTTGAAGCTGTTTCAGTTTCAAATTCTGCTAAATTTGCAATATCCTCATTGAGTTTCGCTGTCAATTCTTCTACGGTAGTATTAAGGGTATTAATTCTGGAGCTTAAATAATTCAACTGTTCCGTTACAGCGTTTTGGCTCATTACCTGCGTTGTTGATTCGCCAGTTGTTTGGACTATTAAGTTTTCAAATTGATTTATTAAAGATTCTATTTCACTTTTAGCGGATTTTATATATTCAATTATCCAGTCAAGGTTTATGTCGTGAAAATTAGTATAAGGAAAATAGTACATTGTTTCACCTCTTAATATAACAAAATACAGAATTCATTTTTAAATTCGTCACATATATATTTATTAAAATCGAACATAACTAAGTCTCTTTGACTTTGCGCCATTTGCTGACTTGTAGTTACTCCGATGTTTCCGTGACGACTTAGCGTTACTGTACGATTTAATATATCACTTCTGCTTATATCGAGCTTTTGCGTATCTGTAAATGTGTGTTCCTCTGTGGTTGTATGTGTTAAATTGTCAGTTCTGGTATTAGTAGAAGTAGTACTAAAATTATCAGTGTCACTATGCGCATCCGCTAATGTTGACGAATTAAATGCCGATACTTTATGAGTAGTAGTTCCGTCACGACTGGCGTCCCCGCTGTCTGATACTGTGCCGGTGTCATTAGTCGTAATACTATCTTCAGTGGTTGTCCCTCCACTGTGTGTATGCGTATCAGTTCCGGTATTAGTATCGTTTTGCGTAGTTGTCTCTTCCATATTGTAATTTTCAAGAGGTTCAAACGATTTATAGAATTCCGTAGTAGTGGTATTATATAATTCCGTAAATCTCACATCATTTAATTGAGCCCATGCACTAATAGCAATTTCAGCAAAATTAGGGTTGGGAAATATGAATTCAAGCTCCGCAGTATTCATAAGAATATAACCTGCCAGCTGTGTTGACATCCAACTGCTTGAAACATTAAACCAGCTTTTAAATTTAACAGCCAACTGCTCAAAGTCAGCTGTTGTCGGTAGTGTTGAATTGACTATCCCCATTATTGAAAGACATGCGTCCATTAAGTTCCACCCTCCATTTAACCGAAAGATTACCCTCAAGTTCCGGGAACATCTCTATAGCCTGTTTAATTCCTCTCTGGACTTCCTTTAAACTCATATCCATTGCGGAAAATGCCTGCTGAGTATTAGCGTTAACCTCCGAAGTTATAAGTCGCTCTTTTTTATCCGTATTGGCTGTAGGTATTCCAATTCTATTAAGAAAATCGTTATACAGATTTTTAAGAAGTCCGTGTAAATCATTAGCTATGAAATTATCATGGATTTCATTATTAAACTTCACCCAGTGGGGGTTGTGTTCTTCATCAAATAAATTTTTATCTATAAAGGCCGCAGGCTCACCACTGGCAATTTTATCCATAAACTTCTTAAATGTTTCCGCTCCGGCTTTATTATCAGAAGCGAAGACATAAGCAAGTTTTGAATTCAGTATATTAGTATCAAGTGTTTCCGCAGTTAACGCCATCATATCACCGTAATAATTTACAATGTCGAGCATTCCGCAGTAATCGGGACGTATTCTAATTACCGCACATTCTTCACCGATTACAGGTTCAAGTATTTGATTTATTCTCGGATTAGAAATTACAGCATTAGTAGGCTGATACTGTACATTATATCCTTTTAATCCCGCCTGTTGTGGAATTATACCGAACGCCGGAGTATCAATAATTGTAAAATATCCCCATGAGAATAGAACAGCTTTGAAATAATTGCTATCCCAATTCTCCGGGATCTTCCATTCCCAAACACTTAATAAATCAGAAAATAAATAACGTCTGAAAAATGCTGACAACGCGGTATTCGTTACATGTATTGTTGACGGCGTAACAGGTGCCGTTTCAAGCATGATGTTACCGTATGAATACGGCACACTATTCATAGAAAAAACCTCCGTTCAAGTACGCTTCAATTTTTGCGCGTTCCGGTGCGAGACATGGGAATTCGACCTCTGCATTAGCACACTTAATAAAACCTCCTACAGTGTTCAACACCGCCGGCGCGCAATATGGACGGCCAAACTCTGAATTATATTCGTCAGCTATTGAATAAAATGCTGAACATAATCTATTACTTTCAGCAAAAGAAAATGTTGCTAAATCCCCACCTGTTCCAGTCTCACGAATAAGCGGTACTCCGGCAATTGCCGCCCAGTTGCTCACACCTGTTTCAATAGTCATATTTGACCCGTTTCCTGTCAAAGTGCTAATAATACTTGAAGCTGAATTGGCTATCGCTGTTGCTCGTGAAAGTTCCGATACGGCCTGAACATTAAGTAGAACATCAACACCTATCTGAGCCTCTGCCTCCGCAATTATCATAGAATTAGAACCATTAGACACACGTAACCAGCCCCGGCCGGAATACGCGTCAATACCAATATATATTTTTATAGAAGTTTCATCAGCGATTAGACTGCAATCCAAAGGAATCTTACCAAAGGGTTTAACTGATAATATACGCTTAGTATATAAATCTGAATTTACATAGCTCCCCCGACTTGTAGTCTGCGGATGTTGTGGCAATGTAATTGTTCTTTGCACGCTTGAATATGCTTGTGTATCAGATATTATCCTACATGTGGCAGGCACGCTCCAATATCCCATATTTACACTGTTTACCACAGTTCCGCCAAATGAACTTCTGTACATCCTAATTGATTTTATAAAATCCAGCGGATTGAATATTGAGGGGTCGTAAGTAATATCTGCAGTTGAAGCATTCCACCACGAATTACTATTATATATGTTCTGAATAAATGCTGAATATTGAGAGGATGAAAAAATATAGTAAGTGATCCCTGTTGAACCTCCACCACCACTTATACCTACAATATAATAGGTTTCATCAATCCATGGAGAGGCAATATCGGTTATATTGACAGTAGGATTAGTTAAAACAGGATATACAGTATCAGCAATACGTCCGTTAAATGTTCCGCTGCAACGCTCGACATAATGTGTACCTGTTCCAATATCACCCTTATATGTTGCCAGAGGGTCAACTTCAAGTGTTGCAATCCAATTCCGTTCCACCCATTCCCATTCCGTTATAAAATAATATCTCTCAAAAGCATCAATATAAGCGTAATTATAGCTTGCAGGGAAATAATCGCCCGCCCCGGCAGCCTGAAAGATAATGATTGGTTTTAGTATTGTACAATTATCTTTCAGCGTTCCGGTGTATGCAACCCCCTCTGTGGGGGGTGTTTTGGTTGAATTATTCCGCTTTCCAAATCCTGAATATAAAGTAACTTTCATAATATTAATCCATTGTAAATACTACAGCATTTTCGGTAAAGTCGTTCCAAAATCTATCCGTAAAATGCCATGCAACATTATAATAACCGCCTGAAATATTAAGCGGACTTGTTGCACTCCATTCATTACATACTGTCATTCCACAGCTTTCCTCATCACAAAGAAGAGCATATACTCCGGGAACTGATACTGCGTCTGAAGGAGTAGTTATAGTTCCGGATGATGTTAAATATGACGGTGTAACATTAATAGTGTCTGGAGTATCTACAGCTTGCCAGAAATTGACCGTTTCATGGTCAGCATAACGTAGGAACGTATCATGATATGTGTCTGCTATTACTCGCGCCGTACTATCATACATAGTAGGAGCGTACATATAAAGTCTCTGGTTTTCATACGGCGTATGACGAGTAATTTCTTTACCTGTTACATTGATATGATGAATTTGCAATCTTTCAGTCATTAATGCAGATTTAGCCGCTATCACCGAATACATAAATTTGACAAAATCAGGATATACATCGGGAGCTTGTATTGTTTCCGCCGTATATGACCCGCCCGTTTTTGTATTATATTCTGACAGCAAATGTACGACTTGTTCATCTCCGCCACCCTTCACAATTCCGCCAATTAAATTTGAAAGCGTTGCACGTTTAAGATTTTCATGCGCAGTTTCTATCATATCCATAATATTACCGGTTACCATGCTGTAGAAACTTGCCAACTCTTCCGGTGAAGTGAATGCACACTCCAACTGTTCCCTAAAATATGACCGTTCAATACTGAACACATTCGCGCCATAGAAATTAGTCTGCAAAATGTTTGGACGGCGGAGTTTGTACATGTCTACACTCTGCCCGTCTTCAGGCAATGCGAAAGATGAATCATTTATATAATCACCGTCCGCAATATTCAGTTTTCTGACAATATTACCCCATCGTTCATTATCGACCCGCAATCCTCTAAATTTTTCAGAATACGGCCGGATTGAAAAAATTGTCCGGGTCACCATTTGTGTTATAGCACTCATTACAGGGTCTGTACCATTTTTTAACGCTGTTGTAGCTACCGATACAAAATCCCCTGTGGTTGTGGGGGTCAAAACCTTCTCACCTGTAGCCTGCGCCACAATCGAAGTTAATACCGTTGAAATCTGGTTAAAATTCAACTCATTTACACTTGCCATTATTTCTTCTTCCTCCCATTAATAAGGTATTCGTTTATATCATCTATTGTAGTTGTTTTATCTCCGCCTAAATTCCGTAACTGATTAGTCGCTATAATCGTTTTCTTTAAATCATCAATGCTTTTCTGCAAATCTTTTATATAATCCATATTTTCAAAATGGGGTTCTTCCGGCGTTATTGTTTCAGTCTCTACCTGCGAAACATCCGCAACCGTTTCTACAGGTTTAGACATTTCTATAATGTCTTCTTTTGTAAACCCCGCGTCTATTAGTTTAAATATATCGTTAATTTCCATTGTGCAACCTCTCCACTAATTTTTTTAATTCTTCAACAGCTTCTGTTAATTTATTAATTGTTTTGGTATTCATTATATACAATGCAATACATGCCGCAATAGGAAACCCTAAATTTGCTATAATTTGCGTAACATCTGTAATGG